ATTGTTCTGCACCTTCTTTACGAATATTATATCCATAAATCTGTCTACGAGTCCATTCTATCTGAGCTTTATTAAAAGCTTCAGCAATTTGCCAACAAGTTAGATTATCATAGTCAAATGAGTCTAGCTTATTAAGACGTTGTTTAATTTTTATTTGTAGCAGATTATTATTCATCTTAACACTTCCACTTTCTTAATGACTTATTAATCCTTGAGTTAGGATCGTTAGCTGTTTTAGAACTAGTAAGTTTCTTTTTCATACCAGACATCCTAGCACAAAATGATTTCTTTCTAGGACCTCCTTCTGGTTGAGGAGCTTTAAGTCCAGGCTTACCAGGATTAGCTCTATTGTAAGAAGCTCTGCCTTTAGCATTTAAACCTCCACTAGGAGCTTTGCCTTCTTTACGTTGCCAAGCTGGTGATTTAGCCATAGTTACTTCTTTTTAGACTTTACAGATCCACCCATTTTCTTATATCCCATTTTATTTCTAACAGCTGTAGGAAGTTTAGAAAGACCCACTTTATCAGAAGGAACATCTTTCAAAGAACCACCCATCTTCATTTTAGAAGTACCTATAGAACCACCCTTTTTGTAAGAAGGACCCTTCTTAAATTTTTTATCAAAAGCATTGTAAGCATCATTATATTTCTCAAGAACTTTCTTAGGTGCATAAGCATTCATTTCTGTTCCTCTTACATCACCTGCAGCTGTAGTATCAATACCTGGATACTTTTTATAAAGCTCCTTCATACTCATAGCTTTTGGAGCTGTTTTCTTTTCTCCCCCTTTCTGCATCTTAGGTTTCTTACCTATAGATCCGCCTTTTTTCATAGCAGGTTTTCTCATTCCTTTACCACCTAAATCTCCATCTTCATCTCTAAAATTTCCTGCTTTAGAATCATAATTACTATATGTTTTTTCAAAAGCTTTATTTAAATCTGATTTTTGTTTAGAGGATGCTTTTTTCCAGCTATAATCATCAAAGTTTGTATTTCTTGAAGCAGGTGTACTTAAAGTATCCCTACCACTACCAGGATATTTATTTACATAACTTTGAAAGGGTGTCATACCACCACCTTGCATTTTAGGTTTTTTACCTTTAGCTTTCATAGACATTGCAATAGCAGCTTGTTGTTTCTTACCTTTAGAAGAACCACCTTTTTTCATTTGGTACATATTATTTCTTTTTAGAGTTATTAGACTTTTTTACTGTTCCACCTTTTTTCATCTTAGTTACAGAACCACCTTTCTTCTTCTCTCCAAGTTCTTCCAACTGCATTTTACTAAGAGCAGATCTCTTTGTTGAATCACTACCCTCTCTTCTTGCTTTAGATTGAGCTATAGCCATGGCCATATTATAATCAGGAGACTGTGCTGTATAGTATCTTGGACCACCAGCTGTAGGTCTTCTTACAACACCTGTGTATGTTCTTCCATCACTAGTTGCACCACTGGCACCTGTAACAGTCCCTGCCTTTTGATATTTCTTTAAACTTGAAGAAGATTTCTTACTTTTCATATCTTATCTAAAGTTTTTAGCTTTTTGTTTAGCAGACTTAGGTTGTGGCACAAACTGTTTACCTTTCTTATTTCCTTCAGCTTTAGCTTTATTAGTAGCAGCTTTTTCACTAGGTGATAATGCATTCCATGCAGCTTCCGGAAGATATCTTTTAGAACCTTTAGACTTAACCTCTTTAGAAGAACCTTTCTTCTTATTAGCAGCTGTTCCAGAGGTCATCCACTTTTGATCACCCCAGTTCTTAAGACTTTGTTGTGATTTAGCTAATGCCATTATTTATATCCTCCACCTTTAGATTTATACTCTTTAGCAAGAAGTTGTGCTTTACGAGCAGACCACTCACCTGGATCTCCACCTTTTGTACCAGCTTTAATCTTATTAAATAAAGACTTTCTCATTCCAGGTTTGGTATAATTACCAGCTTGATTAACTTTACTTTTTGCCTTTGCCACTGTTATTAAGTTTTTTATTTTCTGTTTCTTTCATAATCTGGTCAAGCATATTTCCGTTAGTAGGAGGAACACTCTTAGCATTAACGGAAGTTGTTTGTTTTACAGAAACAAGAGATTTATTAGGTTTCATTATCCTTTACGAGCTTTAGCCATTTTCTTAAGAGTCTTTGCAAGAGCTTTTCTTCTAGGAGTACAAGTAGCTTTAGTCATTGGAGTGCAATAACCTTTATGAGCTGGGTTAATAGCTTTCTGTATCCACTTCTTATCTTTCTTAGCTGCCATCTTATTTCTTTTTACCCGTTTTCTTTTTAACAGTCCCACCTTTCTTCATACCTGGAACTCCTCCTAACATAGAACCTAAACCACCCATTCCACCAGCTGCTCCTGCTGCTGCACCTGCTCCAGGAACTCCCATTAAAGTACTTACCATAGGAAGATCATTTTTAATTTTCTTTTGTAACTTTTTCTGAAGCATGTTTCCCCCTATTAAAGCTGCTGGAGCGGCAATCATTGCACCTAAAACAGCTTTAGGAAGAGGTTTCTTTTTAGAAACCATTCCTCCTTTTTTCATCTTATTTGAACTACATGAAACTGTTTTAGATTTTTTCACGTTTATTTCTTTTTAGAAGATTTATTACTAGCAACTTTTACATTACCTAATTTAACAAAAGCAGCTTTAGCATCCTTTTTACCTTTCATTTTTTCAGCAATGCCTGGCTCACCATAAGAACCACCCATTTTCATTTTTTTAGAAGTCTTCTTCATTATGTAAAATTTTTTATTGATTCCAATATTTTTCTACTTTCTTAGTAAGATCAATAAGAATTTCTTCATTCAAAGGATTCTTAAGATATTCTAAAACATCAGCGTGAGTTCTACCAAGAAGAACACTCTTTTCCATATGGTAAATAAAACCATCAGGTTTAGTAGCAATAAATTTATAAGAAGAACTATCTTTAACTATTGCTCTAATCTTTAGAGTTTCCATATCCATAGAAGACATATCCAAAAACTTCTCAGCTGTTCTTTTCTTATCTTTATCTACTAAGTCACCGTTAATATATTTATCCATGTTATCATAGACAATATCATTTGGTGTTGACTTCTTGTATTGTGTAGAATTTGCATCCAACACTTTAGCTACATAGAACAACTTATTCTGATTCTTATCAAATAACTTCTGAAGTTCTGCAAGAGCTTTGTTTCTAAGCTTCTTAACTTCTGTATTAAGAGATGCAGTTTCTTGTAGTTTATCTAAATAAAACTTTGGAGGTACTGCTTTTTTACGAGCTTCTTCCAAAGACTTAGCTACTAATGAAAAACCTCCTGCTTCTATAGCATACAATCTAATAAGATCATATGGATCTTTTTCTGGATCTAGATGCAACGGTTCGTTACTACATCTAATTTTAATCTTGTCCCAAAATTCCAAATTATCGTGACGAAGAAGTTTTACTTTATTCCAAAACTCTTTGTCGTCAGGATCTACTACATTACCAGCTAATTCTTTTTCAAGTTGAGCTACTACAGCTCTAATTTGTTTAACTTTAGCTTCTTGTTCTTCTAATGGAAGAGTTTTAACTTCTGGAGCAAATTCATTTAGTCCTGTTAAAAATCTTTTAATCCCATTAATCTCTAAACAAGCTATAGATTCTTCGTGAAAGGCTCCATCAAAAAGACTTAATCCATAATTCTGAAGTCCCATATTATCCACTTTAGAATTAAAGTAGGGACGAATAGCAATTGTAGATTTTTTGTTTTGTGGATACTTCTCCACCATTGTAATTTGGCTCATGTTTTGTTGGTTTTTTTATGTAAGTTCTAATATAAATATACGGAAAAATTCCGATAATCTATTCTTAATCTAGCAATTTAGACCAGAAACTTTGTTTTGGCTGATCTTCTATATTCTTGTCAGCACGAGCTTCTGCCTTATTTAATTCAATGTCTGTAAACATAAGACATCTTACACGTCCACATTCTGTCTTTATAAGAACAGCTTTGTAAGTGTCATTTTCATTAGTAAATGTTTTAGATTTACTGTTTTTAATTGTTAGAAGTTTTCCAATACGTGTAAGCATATTAATCTAGTTTTACAATGTCATAATAAAAATAAACAAGTCCCCAGTCTTGTGCAGCTTTAACATCTACTATTTTTAAACTAAGAGTATCTAATCCAAACCCTGTTCCAAATATAATAGGAGCTGCACTACCTGTTACATAAACGGTAAGTTGAAGATAGAACTTTTCTCTCTCTTGTGTAATCTCAGAATTCTGAAGAGTTATAAAAAGCTCATCAGAAGCATCATCAACATTTATAAGATCAACAATTCCTTTTTTAGAAAATATTCTTAGCAAAGCTGAATTTCCAGTTTGCATATCTAATTCATAAAACTTAATATCATTTATATCCCTAGATAAACGGTTTACATGAGCTATTCTAGCTAATGCTCCTTCTGATATATAATAAGCCTGCTCCATTGCTTTATCAGGAGAGCCAGGACGCATTATAAGTTTCTTTAGAGATATCATGTTTATTATTATTAGAACCTACTATGGGTTGCAAACCCATCACGTGATCAGCGTGGTGTGCATACTATAGGTTGACCCAAGGATACTATCCATGGGGAGGTGACTTACTTTTTCTTCATTCCTTTCTTAGCCTTACTAGAACCATAAGTTCCCATAGACTTAGTAGTAACAGCAGTAGAAGATACAACACCTTTTCCTGCATTTTTACCAACCATTACGCCTTTAGAGCCTGGTTTAGTTTGAGCAGAAGCGGGAGCAATAGATTTTGGAGTTTTAGGATTTCCAGCCATTGTAGTTTATATTTAGTAGTTATTAAATTTAGTATAAAGACCCTGGAGCTGATCTTACGGTAAGCTCCAGGGTACTGTTATATTTTATTAGAATGAACCACCAGTGATTGGGTTTCTCATAACGATCTTCAACACTTTAGTTGGATCCTTAACCCAGATAGCTGGCATAGTTTGTGTCATGAACACACGGTAACCATTGAACTGTCCAGAAGACTGGAAGCCTTGAGTACGTCCCATGTAATCCATAGTACCATTTTGATAGAACCACTTCAATTGATTGTCCCAAGACAACTTCAACAAGAAGATATTATCATTTGTGTTATCAGTGATATCAAAGATAATAAAGTTGTAAGAAGATAATGGGAAACCATCAATGATTGGGTTTTCAATATCATTTGTATGTACGTTATCAAACGCAGGGTTCAACACAAACTTAACGTTAGCCAAGAACGGAATAACATAGCTAGTGTATGCAAATCCAAAGTTCAGATCCATACCTTTACCAGTTACAGCTCCAAGCTCATGAGCATTAAGAACCAAACCAGAGTTAACTGCTTCACGCTTAATAGCTTCGTTTACAAGCTTCATACCACCCAAACCTGTCTGTACAATTAGAGAACGCTGAGGATCAGGTCCTTTAAATTCCACACGACCATTGAAGAAGTTGAAAATTTCAGACTTGAACAAATCCAAGTTGAAAGATCCACGATTGTAGATACGCTTGTAAGAGTTATCCAACTGCTTCCAAAGACCTACTGACAAACGGATATCATCTGGACCGTCTTGCTTAATACGTCCACCTTGTCCCCACATGAGGTAAGTTTCAATATCATTAGCAATCTTAGTTAAGTGAGCAGCTTCCAAAGTAGTCAAGAATGAACGTGTCAACTGACCCCCTTCATAAGCTTTCTTTACATAGTCTTTACCCATTTTATCAGCCATTGTTTCCAATGAAGTGATAGAAGGATCCAAACCTTTGTCAAAGTTTCTCCACATTTCGATAACTGGTACAGTACCGTCAGCTTTCATACCACCTTTCATCATCAAGTCTGCACGACTAGAGATAGAATAGTGTACGTGAGCTTCAGCTCCACCTACGAAATTGTAGAACTCACGGAAACCAGAACTAACATTTCCAATATCAGAGAAACGCTCACCGTATTCACCACGAGCAGAACCTTTACGGAAGATCTTAGTACCGATTGTTAAATACTGATTGTTTAAAAAAGCAGCATTGTCGTTGTTTACCAACTGAACAGTGTAGATGAAACCATCACCAACAGGAACTACGTCATCAGCTGTGATGTACATTTCCAAACCATTGTACTTGTCATAAGTGATAATATCACCATGTCCAAAAGCACGCTTGTTTAATTTAATTTGGAAGTTAGTACCATCAACACCTTTTGCTTCATTGTTAGGTTCGATGTCTTCTACGATGTAAGGAAGATCCTGTGCAATAGGAATCTGCCATTTGTACTCACCACGGTTATTATCTACCATAATAACGTTCTTACCTCCGAAGCTTGACATTTGGTACAAAGGCATTTCTACCTTTTGTGCCATAGCCCACAGATCTACTGGACCAAGGTCAGTAGGCTCTGCACTCTTCAACAGGTTAGACAGGTGGTACGAATCTACGTGGGAAGTCGTCTGATACTGGTTATCACGTAGGAATATACCATTGTTTAAAACTGGAGTTGCCATAGGGCGTTTAAAATTTAAGGGTTAATAAATTATCTTTTAAAAATATTTTGTGGTCTTGATATCTTTCTAGGTTTACTTTCTTCTTCTTGCTCATAGTAGTTTGAAGCTGTTTTTCTAGACTGTTCTGTTTTAAGTTGTCTAACTGTCTGAGTTACAGCATCATTTTTACCTTGTTTCTTAAGTTCATTTCTATAAGAATCAGGGTCAGAAAGCAACCAAAGAGCTTCAGCAATTAAAGGATAGTTAGGATCTACAAACTGATACTTCTCTAAAAGGTGTCCTAATAAGTTAGTAGGCTTACCTGATATAGAAGGATATTGTGGTTGAACAAGTCCTGAATAAAGCTGAGCTTGCGTTTTCTTATCTAACTTAAGACCATTAATTTCAGCAGGTCTTAATGCTTCAAATACATTTTGAACATACGCTTCAGCAGCTTCTTCTTGTTGCTGTTTTCTATACTCTTGTTCTTGAATCTTAGCCTGAACAATCTGTTCTTGCATAGAATCTAACTTAGGTTTAAACTGCTTAGCTTTCTTTTCTAACACTCCAAGATCTTTCCAAGTGGTAAGCTCTTCATCAATTTCTTCTGGAGTTCCAAAGTTAGTAGCTTGTAAATAGTTTCTTACAATAGCTTCTTGATCATTGTCATCTGCAGGATCCATTTCTCTCACTTGTTCCACCTGAGCTAAAGCTTGAAATAAACCTTTAAGATCTTGTCCTCCATCTGCTACATATTTAGCAGCATACTGAAGTTCTTCTGGAAGACTTTGAAAAAACTCAGCTGGTGTTGCTGCAGCAACTTCTTGTTTAAGATTGTCAACGTTAGCTTGCCAAAGTTCTTCTACGTCTTTTTCTCCTAATCCAGAAAGATAATCATCCAAAGATTGTTTAGTTTCATCATAATCATCAAAAGCAAACATTTCTTTTGACTCAATACGTTTCTTTAAAAACTCTACAAGTCCAGACTTTTCTGTTTTAGGTCTACCTGGTTTAGCTTTTGTTACTTCCTCTTCTTCATCTTCAGGTTTTTTCACATCCTCATCTAAAATGTCTTGCAACACTTCTTTAGATGTTTCACGTGAAACACTTTCTTTTTGACCCTCTGCATCTTTTTGAGAACCGTCAGCATCTAAGAAAGTAAGATCGGTTTTCTGTTTACTAAACACATTAGGTTTAATCTCAGTTGGTTCAGAAGGAGTCACTATGCTATCAGCACCAGGGGCTCCAGAAAACAAGCTGTCAATATCTAAATCAACTTGTTGTACAGATGTTTGATTATCAGTCATATTTGTTGGTTTTTTATGTGTATCTCTACATTAACAATATACTACTTTAAACTATAAAAATTTAAAAAACTTTACAGAATAACAATTAAGTTGCGGATAATAGAGCTATAATTTATTTTTCTTTCTTAGAAGAAGCTTTTACATCATACTTATTTTTATTTTCTCTAGCAATTTGAAGTTGTCTATCTGCTATTTCTTTCTGAGTTTGTAACTTCTCTCTTTCTAAAGTATTCTTTTGTACACTCTGGTTCTGTCTATTTACTTCTTGTTCTCTTTTTAAATTCATCTGATCCTGATAAGTCTGCTGTTTTTGAATACCCTCCATGGCATCTTGATAATCAGATTGTAAGTTTTGATTAATATCTGATTGTGCACCATATCCAGCAGCTCTAATCTCGGCTTCTGTAAGTCTAGTCTGTCTGTCTTTCTCAGCTTCACTAGCTTTAAACTGTTGAGCCATCTGAAGCTGTTTTTCTTGAGCCTCAATCTGCTGCTGCTGCATCTGTTGTTGTTGCTGCATTTCAGCTTCTTTTTGAGTTTTTACTTTTTGTTCAGCAGTTTTAAGAACATTAGTAAGTTCAGCTATAGACTCTGCTTTTATAATATTTCCAAGATCATATATAGAAGCTCCCGTAGTATTATTGTTAAGAGCAAGTTGTTTAAGCTGCTCCATTATAGCACGAGAGTTTGTTCTTGTAGTACAGAATATATTAAGATCTCTCATAAGAAGATCTGTACCATTCATCTGAAAGTTAACCTTTTCATCAGTACCTGTAATATATTGAAGGCGTACACTAGGTTTCTTAGAATGATAATATTGAGCTACGTCAGTTCTCATCTGATGCACACGTGGCATTAAGTTATCACTATGCTGTATAAAGTATTGTTCTGTCTGAGCATAAGAAGCATTAGTAGCTTGTTCTATACCAGTGGCAGTTTGCTGTTGAGCAATTGGTTGTCCCATACGTTGAGCATTTAAACCAATAACTTCAAAAGCTTGATTTTTAAAATACGTAGCAAGTTGAATTCTAGACATTAAACGCTGTGTCTGTTCTAAGTTCAACACTTGATAGTGTTGGAAAGACAACGGGTTTTCTGTATTAGTAATAGTGGTGTCCAGAGGAAGCATCTGGAAGTTCTTCATGGCCACATAGGCTTTAGCCAGATTATTTTTACCCCAGTCTTCTCCCAATGAGTGACGTGGTAAAGCATTCTGGTCTAACATAATAACCGTTCCAAGCTCATCTACTAATATATCAGCTATTTGGTTATTAACAATATTATAGCCTATCTGGAATGGTTTCATCAAATCTACAAGACTTACTGATCTTGTATTTCTATCACCAAATACAGCTCCTTCTACAGGAAGTTTGCATCCATATATAGTTTGATCACCTTTAAATTGAAAAGGCACTCTACCAGGACGTCCGCCACTTAGTCCTAAATAAATAGGATTTAAACCACCAGGATTACTCATTCCCCAAAAAGAAGGTCTATTAGGACCAATCTTAATACCACCCCACACTTCATTAATCCATATCCAGTCTATATGCTCTCCTGATACAAGATTGTCTTTTGTTTTTTGTTTATATATAGCTGTATTATAAACACCTTTATCTGTAATCTTATAATCTTCAGAAACAATATCTTGAATAAGTTGACCCTCTTCAGTAAGCTTAGTAAGATGTCCCACCTTACGCTGACTCTTCCAATAAATTGTAGATACACGTAACATATAAGACTTACCAAAATCTTGTAAATCCTCAGAGTCAGATAATATAAATTGAACTATATCACCAAACTGATAGTTTGCGTCATAGAGAGATGTAAATCTTCTATAGTTCAAACTTGGCATTTGGGTATTCCACTCATGAGTTCTTGTAGGATCGTAATACGTTCCATCATTCTGATATCCTTGTATAGCATAACCAGCAGATCTAGCAGGATAAATAGCTTCTAAAGCTTCTAATTGCTCTTCTGTCATCATCCAACCATATTTGTCTACAACATCTGATATAGACATCATATCCATCTTACCAACCCAGTTACCTTGAGATATATATCTAATTTCTGGAGACTTATGGTAGAATGTAAGAAGAGGATTCCAAAGTTCCACCTCGTAATCATCTTCTCTCATATTAAAATGCCAGAACTCTCTATCTGTGATAAGCATATCTCTAAATGCCATCTCTTCTAGTTCTTGCATTCTGAATCTTTCTTCATCCACCTTCATTTGATGACTAGCCCACTCTTCAATCATAGATCTATAATCCTTCTTAAAAAAGGTTTCAATCTCTGGAAGTTGTTTCATTACATCAGGTGACATCATTTGTTGAAACTCTTCTGACTCAGGTTCAAAACCCATTTCAACAGCTTTAAAAAGTTGTTTTTGTTGAGCCTGTTGAAGTAAAACATCTTCAATCATTTGACGTTTTGTTTCTAACATTTCGTTATATGAAATATCATCAACAGCTCTAAAGACAACTTTAGATGTTCTTTTAGAAAACTCGTTTGTAAGAACATTAATTACATTAGGAATAATAGGATAAAACTTAAGTTCTAATGCTGACACATCCTCCTTAGTAAGGACATCTATAAGATCAGCCATGTCATTATCTTCCTCTACTATATAATCTTGCTTATCAATAATGCCTCTAGCTAGTTTATAATTTTTCATTAAACGCCTAGCATTACGTCTAAGCATTTTCATACCTTGAAATTCTAACCAATCAAGATTCCAAGCTCTCCACTCATCATCTTTTTCTTTTTCTGGTATAAACTGAAAAGGCTGAACAAGAGTTCCCATCTTGTTATATTCAACCTTAGCACCAGCTTTTAACTGTAACGCATTATATACTTGCATGATTATGAATAAGTTATAACAGTAAATACAACATTACCTGTAATGTTGCTAGTAAATTTGTAAGGATAAGTAATTGTTATCATCGTATGTTTTTAAAAGCATTACGAGGAGCTTTCATAGAATTACTGGTATGTTTAGAACCACCAATGTGTCTAAATGGACTCCAATTTAATTTACTAAATTTTTGCGAGTTATCCAAATTATCTTGTGTAACTTCTACACGTTTAGACATACCTCTATTAGCTTGTTGTACTTTAGCAAATGCTACCAAAGCACAGAATGCCACTATTCTATCCACGTTTAGCCCATCTCTATAAGCCAACATCTCTTTAAGAAGCATGGGGTCCGAAATCCTTTCAACCCCATACGTGGTTTTAACGATAGTACCATCAGGTAGTGTTTCATGATCTATTTCCTCTTTTAAAAATTCTATACCATAACTTAAAATGGTACCTTTAAATATTGTACCTACGTTTTTCCAACCATACTCTTGGAATACATTTTTATTAGCACCTATATCTTTTAGAAACAACATCATACTTTTAGGTACGAGATAACGTTGTTTCTTTCTTTCCATCATGTAATGTATGAATAAAGATACGTTATTTTCCACTAATGTCCAAGCATTATACCACTCTATAAGAATTTCTAAACGTTCATGTGTTTTCTTTATGTCATCAAATCTACCGCACCAACTAGCTACAATTGCGTCTCTCTCTACAGAATGTGATAGGTTATCACCATCTTTCTTAACCACTTCTACAGGTGTTCTATACACATATATAGAACATAATGATTCTGATGTAGTTGTTTTACCCTCACCTACAGGATCGACACTAGCATAGTACATACCAAATGTTGGATCTTTATGAGGACGTTCATATATACATATCACGCCTTCCTTATCTTCTGTCTTTTTAGAAATAGGAAACTCCATAATAGGAGTTTTTCTAGAAGGTTTGTCAACTATTCTACCTTCCGCATCTCTTGACAACTCAAGATATTCTACAGGATATTGTTTATCACTTATCCTTTGTAACTGTTTAGAAACCAAATGCGTAGGAAATACACTAGCTTTTCTAGAAGCAAAAGCTTCTTCTATATTACGAGGTTGCTGAGAAACCGTAAGTTGATAAGCAGCTGGCTCTAATTCTTTCTTCATCCTAGCAAACTCCTCTTCTAAAGCTTGCAATGCTTCTTCCACTTTAGAGTTTCCGTACTGGTCTATATATGGAGGCATACTCCACTGCTCTGGTATAAATAATCCAATACGCCCTATTGTACCATCAGAGTCTAAAAGATTAGACTCTACACCATAGAACCCATTCTCATCTGGATGAAGAATGTACTCTTTCATAGGATCACACTGATCAAGATCACCCACAGATCCTGCAGCTATAAACTGACCAGTTATGATATGACCAGACTTAAGGGCTGGTTTCATGAACCCATAGGTGTCATTCATCTTAGGAGCAATACCTGCTTCCTCATGAAAGAAATACGTTACTGGACCACCGACACCATTGGTAGGATCTTTCTCAAAAGAGTAGGAAGATATGGTTGACTTTAAACCTCTGTATGTGTCACGGTTGTTAACCCTCACTTTAATTCTCTGCTGCCATGCTCCCACCTTCTCAGGTTCTGAAGGTCTATACCAAGCTGTATGAGCATTAAGAAAGTTCTTATATTCATCTAAGAATTTCCAAGATCCTTTCTCATTTATATAGTCCTTCAAGCTTGCTCCTATCTTTAACACAGCACCCTCTTCAAACCAATACTGGTTAATGAGTTTAGCCATGTGAAAATAGGAGGAAGCTATCTGACGTTTCTTTAAAATAATAACATGCTTATAATGAAGCTCTGCTAGTATTTCATACAAAGCCATATGATACTGAGCATCTCTTACTTTCGCAAAGTCAAATCTTTTTTCCTCCTTATCGTAGATAGGAAGAAAATTAAGCCACATATAATAATCGCGAGTGAGATACCAAGTATGCTCCCCACTACGAACAATAATTCCTTTACGGCATTTATTTTTTTGATCATCCCAATAAGTTATAAAATCTTTACTTTTTACAGGAGCTGGGCAATAGTATCCTTGTTTTTGAAACTTACGACCCTCTGCATTAAATATAAGAGACACTTCATCAAACTTATATTCACCAGGTTCTTTAAATAACCCAAGAAGAAAGTCTCTAAAGTCTTCTCTTGTGGCAAAACTTGTAGCAGTCCACTGACCGTTATCATATGTTGGTACTTCTATAAAACTCATGGTTTCACAATCTCGTTAAGTAAGTCTACATCTCCCTTAGTTTTATGCAAGAGTTCAAGCAATGTTTCTATCTTACTGCTTCTTATTATACCAGGAAGGTCATATTTATCCCAGTATTCATTATACAAAGATCTTGGAACAGCTGCCCACTGATTTGTATAATTATTGTAATGAAATACCCAATCATAAAGATAGGACATGTCATCTTTACCAAATTGATAATCTTGATACGTTTCCATTTATCTAATATTTAAAATGTAAATCATTGACATTGATGCTATACCTATTAACACAAAGACCACCCCATGTAAAAGGTTTTGTCTTCTCCATGCTTCTTTCATATCAGCTAGTTTATTTTGTGTAGCTTGTAATGATAGATATACTTTTTTTCTATCATTCTCAGCTCTATCAAATAAATTTAAATAGGTGTAATATCCTGTAGTATGTAGAGCAAGTTGATTCTTTATAGAATCTAAATATTTTCTTCTCACTATTGTATCTGTTTTCTGTCCTTTAGAAAAGATTGCAATCAATAGAAAAAGAAGAACAAACAACATTTTTCTTTTTATTTTAAATCTATTCATAAATGTTTATTGATCGTAAGCTAGGTTTTGTCCTCCTCTTACACTAGACTGTTGTTCATCTTGTAAGTCTCTGTACACACCCTTAAAAGACTGTCTCACTTGATCAAACCTTTCTGCTATTCTAAGAATAGCTGTAGCTGATCCATCTCTACCAGATGTCACTTGTTCTGTGGCCATAAACCTAGCCATATTATCTAGTGCAATCTTAATACCCTGGTATGCTCTATACGTAGGAGTTTCATACATCTTCTTACATTGAGCTAAAGCATAAACCACACTATCTTCTTCTACACTAAAATCTCCATCCACTTCTCTAAGAATAAGTTCTTCTTTGTCTTGTTCTGGTACATCAAAGAATGGATTTAAGTCTGGGTTTGGACAAGTCATGTAAAATAAATAAGAGTATATTGCCAGATGGTCTTCTGGAAATTCATCCATTATTTTCTTTAAAAAGTTTAAGGTGTAGCAATGCTCACTAGGTGTCACCTTCCCATTCTGTACATCAAATAATCTTATCATTTGGACATTTCTTGAATTAAAAATAAAATATAAACTGGTAAACCTCCCAACACAATATAAAATGTGTTAGAAGAATTTGGATGATCATCAAACATTTCTTTAAAAACCGATACTACGTACACCATAAACAAACTAAATAAAGGATCAATAAATGTTGCAAAAAAACAAACCAATAATGTCCCTGTAATAAACTGGTTAGCTCTATTAACGTTCTTAAATAAAAGTTTCATAATTATTTGTTTCTTAATAAATCTCTAGCATTTTGTTTAGCCAGTCCTCTAAAAACAGCATGTGATTTTAACTCATCATTGTGAACCCATGCCACTCTATTTAAGTATTTTTCTTTTTCAGACATGTAACACTTTCTAGCTTTTTGTGTCATGTCTAATGTACCATTCTGGTATTGTTCTAATACTTCTTGCAAAAGAGGGATGTTATTTTCCTGAGTATTCATAGTCTAAAATTTTACCTACTAAATCTGATCTATGGTTATGTTTAAGTTTTACCCACTTAATCTCTGGTATCTTTTTACTAAGTTCTATAGCATATGATAGACCATTAAAGGGATCTTTAATATCCTTTTGTTCATTGTCACCATTAATTATAATCCTACCATTCTTCCCAAGTCTTGTAAGTATTGCAAGCATCTCAGCTTTAGTAAGATTCTGTGCTTCCTCCACCACAAGTACATCGTCAATCGTCTTACCACGTATAAACTGCACTGGTAATGCCACCACCTTTCCATCTTGTATAAGGGTATCAATCTTACCCTTGTCATAACATTTAACCAAATTCTCCTTAAAGGCTTCCAAGTATGGATCAAATTTGTCATTAAGGCTACCAGGCAAAAACCCAAGAGAATGCCCAACTTCCACAGCTGCACGTGTAACGTAGATTGATTCATATTCTTTTTTAAATAAAAAGTCTAAAGCTGTCTGTGCAGAAACAAGACTTTTACCACATCCTGCTCTACCTATTATCACCGTAATT